TGGTCTCACCTATACTATGACTACTATTGTTGGCGACGCAAAAAGAATGATTCTTGTCTCTGATAGTCAGACATCAGACGACGATTCCGATACCAAAGCATTTAACTTATCCAAGGTATTTAAAGTACCTCAGGGATGGTTAGCGGGTGCCGGAGATTTAATGAGTGTTCAAAAGGTTGTTGAATACTTTAAGGATGGCAAGAAGGGTAAGCCACCAATTATTAAGATTGAGAATGATGCAGACTTCATGTTGCTTTGTTCAGATGGATTATTTATTTCAGGTAAAGATTTAGAGTTTTGGAAGCACGAAGACGTAGATGCAATTGGTAGCGGAACTGCTGCGGCATTAGCAGTCATGGCATTGGGACATAAAGCCGAAGAAGCAGTATGGGCTGCCTGTCAGAGTGATTTGTATTCTGGAGAACCTGTTAAGGTTTATAGCTTAGATAACGACAAACCTATTATTTGGACGAAAAATGGTACAAGCGACGGTAAGTGAAGAGCGTTTTATAGAACTATGGAATAAGCATCAATCAGCAACAAAATTAGCAGAAGAATTAGGTATTAATGTTCGTAATGTTTTAGCAAGACGAGCAAGGATTGAAGGCAAACGAGGGATTACCCTACTAGCTACTTCTGCACAACGTGGAGCAAAAAAGCATCAGTATGTTTTACCTGAAGATAGAATCCGCACCAATCTGTTTATGGAAGATGGATTGATTGTTGTTGGTTCTGACTGTCACTATTGGCCTGGTTATGTATCTACCGCCCATAGAGCATTTGTCAAAATTGTAAAAGACCTTAAACCACAAGCCGTAGTATTGAATGGCGATATTATGGATAACGCAACCATTAGTGCTCACCATAGAATTGGATATGCAGATAGCCCCACAGTCAAGGAGGAGTTAGATGAAGTTCAAGCACGTTTGGCAGAGATTGAATCTGTTTCAGGTAACGCTATTTTGCACCGCACTATTGGCAATCACGACCTGCGTTTTGACGGTAAGTTGTCTAATGTACTCCCTCAGTATGAGGGTGTTAAGGGCTTTGCTCTAGCAGACCACCTACCTAATTGGAAATATTCTTGGTCAATTATGGTCAATAACAACACAATGATTAAGCACCGTTGGCACAATGGTATCCATGCACAATATAACAACGTCCTGAAGGGCGGAGTGTCAATGGTTACTGGTCACCTGCATTCACTCAAAGTAACTCCTTGGACAGACTATACAGGTGATAAATATGGTGTAGACACAGGAACGATGGCTGCACTTGGAGGTGATAAGTGGGAGTACCTAGAAGACACAGCCGTCAATTGGCGGTCAGGATTTGCAGTATTGACTTTCCGTAATGGACAACTAATGCCCCCTGAACTTGTACAAGTCATTGATGAAGACGAGGGGTTAGCATTCTTTCGTGGAGAGGTATTCAAAGTATGAAAATAGAACTGACAGAGATTTGTGAAAACCCTGATGGGTCAGCAGATTGCGAATTGAATATTGATGCCGATGGTATGAAACTCTTACTCCAAGAAGGGTTGATGGCAATACTATGGCAAGCTATCAATCAAGCCAAGGAGAAAGCCAATGAACAGAAATTGGGATAAATCATTTGACCTTGTCATCGTAAACGAGGGAGGATTCGTTAATAATCCAAAAGACCCTGGAGGGCCGACTAATTGGGGATGTACCCAAGCGGTATGGGAAAAGTATATCGGGCATCCTGTCACAGTAGATGATATGAAAGCCCTGACTAAAGAAGATGTGAAACCACTTTATAAAAGGAACTATTGGGATGCCGTACACGGAGATGCTCTTCCTTCGGGACTTGACTATTGCATTTTTGATTGTGCTATTAATAGTGGGGTGGGTCGTTCTGCTCGTTTCATACAGGAAATCGTGGGTGTTTTTGCTGATGGTGCTATCGGCAATAACACTGTTACTGCTATAAACCTGATTAAACCTACAACCCTGATTAATGAGTTTTGTGACAAACGCCAAGCATTCCTAGAGTCACTGCCTACTTTTGCCACCTTTGGAAAAGGTTGGACAAAAAGAGTACAAGACGTGCGTACTAAATCTTTAGATATGGTAGGATAATGTATGCCTAAAAAGAACGTAAACCTATCAGTAGGACGTGGAGAAAAGAAGTCTGTTTCTCAAGGGGCTGGTCTGACCGAAAAAGGTCGTAAGAAGTACAACAAAGAAACTGGGTCTAGTCTTAAAGCCCCAACCAAAGACAAATCAAACCCAAGACATAAATCATTCTGTGCTCGTTCTGCGGGTTGGACAGGAGAGCGTGGCAAAGCTGCAAGAAAGAGATGGGACTGCTAAATGGCAACTAAACCAGGCTTATATGCCAATATTCAAAAGAAAAGAGCACGTATCAAAGCAGGTTCAGGTGAGAAGATGAGAAAGCCTGGCACTAAGGGTGCTCCTACTGCTAAAGCATTTAAAGAGTCCGCTAAAACTGCTAAAAAGTGAGGGGACACCACCTCGTCTGCCAATTCGTTGATGCCCTAGATAGAAAGCCACAAAATATCTAGGTTGTGGATACCCTCTAGGTGGCTTGACTATCCGAGCCTATTTTAATCCCTGTAATCAAGCCAATAAACCCACCAACGATGGTTTGGAATGCAGGGCCTACTATTTCAAATAGTTTATTGTTATCTACCTGTGGGTCAAAGAATCCGAACATAAATACGGTGACCATAGCTAATACAGTTACACATAAAGTGAATGTGGCAATCAGAGTTACCCAAGATGCTAATTGTTCGTTATTCATTTGTTTAAGCTAATTTGTTGATTGACCCAATCTTGAAGTGTCATTAGTTGTGCTGTTGTGACGGAGCATTCCTCGGCAACAGATAGTATGTTATGGGTTTCTCCATTAACTGTGATGGTGGCGTTGGGAACGCTGGACACTGCACCGCTACGGGAGTCGAGCATCCCAGTATAGAAAGTATGGATGCCAGTAAGACGAGCTTCATAAGTTTGTTTAATATTTTCATTGATTAATTCCTGTTCTTTGATTTTGGCTTCGGTCTCTGCCTGTTGCTTTTCTCCTGCAATTTGGACTTCTTGTCTGAACTCCACAAAACGTAGATGCTCAACATAAAAGCCAGCACCAAACCCGCCAAGTACAAGAGCAATATAAATGTAAGTTTGTCCACCAATACCGCCTATTAATTTAAGTAAAAAGTTCATTGTGGTTCCGCATTCTGTTTCATAGCGACACTAGCCCCACCTGCTGCGGAAACAATCCCCAAAGACTCTGCTAGTTCTCTTAAACTAACCTGTGCATTCATCACTTCATAAAAGGCTAATGCAATCACAGCTAACATACCAATAAGCCAAGACACCCTACCTAAATCGTAGGTTTCATTATCTTTGCCAGTCAGAAGTTGTTTCAGCACTTCTTTCATTTGATATTGAGTTGTCCAGAACCAGCAAGGTAAATTAATAGGGCAACTACACCCATACCAATAATTTTAATGGCTTTGGTAACAACACCTTCGCCTACGGTTTGATAGAAATTGTTAATAACTTTTTCGGTTACTTTTTCAACGAGTTCTTCGAGTTCGTCATCGGTTAGATTGATAGCCATAATTAGGTCGCTTGGGTTTGTGCAGTTAGAATTCCATTGGTAAAGGTCATGCTTCCATTAGTGCCGGTTACGGTTAATTTTGCAGTAGTAATTGTGACAGATAAACCGCTTCCTAGACCAAGATTGGTTCTAGCTCCTGATGCTGTGCTGGCTCCTGTGCCACCTGATGTTATGGCAATTGGAGATGTTGCGGTTAAACTAGTAAATGCTCCAGTAGAGGGTGTGGTCGCTCCAATTGGCGTATTATTAATTGTACTACCCGATATACCAACACCACCAATAGAACCCCCTGTAATTGCTACAGAGTTGGCATTCTCATAAGCCATTGTTCCCAAAGTACCAGATTGTTGGTTAATAAATTGGAAAACGCTATAGAACCAGTCACGGAATTGTCTGGAGGCTACATCTTGGTTAGTAGGAGGTGGAGGTGCTAACTTTGCCATTAATCTTCGTCTGACTCTTCATAACACCAGTTTTCGGCATAGCCATACTTCTGTAATTGAGGGATAGCTTCTTCCATACCTTCGCCAATATCATCCCGTACATTAATACAGTCAGGAATATCAATTTTCTTGACGTTTTTGTAAGCACGCTCACAGGCTTGTTTAACGGTCTTTCCTACCCCGTTTGCCACGAGTACATAGTCACCTGCCGTCACTAGGCTTGGACGCTCTACAATGACGTTCTCGTCGTTCTGAGGGGCATTCCCAACCATTACCTCACATAAGGCAAAATCTTTTGAAAGCTCGTCGGGTAAACCATAGATAGGAAATCCAGAATGGTCACGTCCAGTAGTTTTAGACCTAGGGTAATCCCCAATAGGGATAACGATACCAGTAGCAACATCGTAGCTAACTTTGAGAGAATCTTTGCCATTGATTAAGTCCACCATCCAATCGACAACAGAGCCTTTATGGACGGCTTGTTGAATGTTAAAGAAAGGCCACCCTTTACGCATAGTCCA